CGTTTAGATTGTCCTCTTCCTCTTCCTCTTCCTCTTCCACTTGAACTCCTTAATGATGATGTTGTAATGCTTCTTCTTTTTGAATTAACCTTATATGTATATCCACCTTTTTGTTTTCTAACCTTTCTAATTTTTTTAGTTTTTTTACCTCCAGAAATAGCTCCATTTTTAGCATCAACTCCACTAGAAGTTAGAGCTTGTAAAACTTCTTGAGGAGTCTGTGCAGCGCGTACACCTCTTAAAGCCACCGAATATTTACTTGGTTGATTAGTAACTCTATCTTTTTGAGGTTTATTTTGAAGTGTATTAATAATGCTTCCTAATGTGAAATCTATACCCCTATAATTGATGGGTGTATCAGGAGGGAGTTTAATTATACCTTGTCCAGATGGTAGGTTACCTGATGCTTGATTTTGTGCAACAGGATTACCTTGAATAGCATTACTAATTTGTTGCAAAGATGCCTCAAGTTCTTGGAATTTAGCATCTAATTCAGTTTCATTAAATGAGGCAGGGTCATTTAACTCTCTTAGTCTATTTGTGGCCTCAGTAATAGCCTGTGTAGCAGCTATAATTCTATTTATAAGATCCTGATTTTCAGTTTGTAAAGCAGTAATATCACCTTGTAATTGAGTAACTTGAGCTTCTCTTTCTTGTTTTTCTCTAGTTAATTGGTCAATCTGTCCTTGTAATTGTGCGGTATTATTGCCAACATCTGTAATTGTTTTATTTAATTCGGCTTCCTTAGCTGCTATTTCGGCTTGTAATTGTTGTATTTGGGTAGCATTTGCTTGTTGTTGTGCGGCTAACTCTGCATCTTTTTGTAGTAAGGCTTGAGTATTTTGGTCTGTTAAATTTTTAAGTTCGGCAGCATGTGCTGCTCCTAAATCACCTTTTTGTGTTAACTCAGCCTGTAACGCATCGCGTTGTTGAGTTATTTGCGCATTCTGGTCAGTTAATTGTCTTACATTTGCTTCATGATCATCAATTCTTTTTTGTAAAGCTTGTGTATCCGCTTGTGATTGTTTCTGAACTCTGTCTAATTCAGCTACAGCTCTATCTCTCTCATCAGTTAATTGCGCAATTTGTCCTCTTAAACCATTTACTTCAGTACCAATGTCTGCAATCTGGGTATTATTTGCAGCAGCTTGTCCTTGTAAAGTAGTTAATTGGTCCTTTAATGCTCTAATAGCATCGCCTAATTGTTTAACTTTATCATTTATTGCTGAAAGTCTCTGAACTATTCTGGCTGAAAATTCTTGTTTACTTCTAAGATTTGCGTCAATAGCAGTGTTAATTTGAGCCAATCGTTGTAAACTATTGTCAAACTCTTGTTTAAAATTTGGATTACTCATATTTATATATATATTTTTATATTAAAAATATGTTAAATTAGTTTTTTTTGTTTTAAATTTACATTAATATCATTTGTATCATTAATAATACCATCTAACCCTTTTTGAATATTTTTAAGTTCATTTAATATTTTATATTGCTCATGTTTCGCATCTTCAACATTATTTTTACTTAATTTCCCTGAAACAGTTAAATCACTAATATAATTATTTAACAAGTCTAAAGCTTCTATTTGTTCACGTTTTTGTTTAACTATATAACCATAATATTTAGCATAATCATCCTTAACAGCGTCTAAAAATTTATTTTGTTTTGATATAAATCTAATTTTTTTTTGTTTGTCAAGTAACATTTTTCTTTTGGCATTAATTAACTCTTCTATTTGTAACAATTGTTCATCTCTCTTTACTAAAGGCATATTAACAGGTACAATTTCCATTCTTTAAAATAAACAGTTATTTTATTATTTTAAAAATAAATTTAAAATCTTCGTAATATATTATTTAGGATGTCGAAAACTTTAACTGAACCTTTGCTAGCACCTGACGATAATAGATTTGTAACTTTTCCAATTAAATATAACGATATATGGGATATGTATAAAAAACAAGTTGAATGTTTTTGGCGAGCCGAAGAAATTGATTTAACTAAAGACTTAGCTTACTGGGAGACCTTAGAACAAGGTGAAAAACATTTCGTATCAATGATTTTGGCATTTTTTGCTGCGAGTGACGGAATTGTTCTGGAAAATCTTGCTTCCCGCTTCATGTGTGATGTTCAGGTTTCTGAAGCCAGAGCATTTTACGGTTTCCAGATTGCGATGGAAAATATTCATAGTGAAACTTATAGTCTTTTAATTGAGACATATATTAAAGATAAAGAGGAAAAGTCGAAACTCTTTAATGCTATTGAAAATTTCCCTTGTATTAAAAAGAAGTCAGATTGGGCACAAAAATGGATCCATGATAATCGCAGCAGTTTTGCCACCAGATTAGTTGCCTTCGCATGTGTAGAGGGTATTTTCTTTAGTGGCGCATTTTGTAGTATCTACTGGCTTAAAAAGCGCGGTCTAATGCCTGGTCTCACATTCAGTAACGAATTGATTTCGAGAGATGAAGCACTTCACTGCGAATTTGCTGTGTTATTGTATTCAAAACTTGTTAAAAAGATTGACAAGGCTCGCATTCATGAAATTATTAAAGAGGCAGTTGAAATTGAAACCGAATTTATTTGTGAGGCTTTACCATGTAAATTAATTGGAATGAACTCCGAATTAATGACACAATATATTAAATTTGTTGCCGACCGCTTAGTTGTTCAACTTGGATACAAAAAAATTTATAATGTTGCCAACCCTTTTGACTTCATGGAGCTCATTAGCTTAGAGGGGAAAACCAACTTTTTTGAGCGTAAAGTATCAGAATATAGTTTAGCTAATAAACAGACCGAAATTGCTTTTGAAATATCAGAAGAGTTTTAATTATACACATAATTATAATATAAAATAAAATATTATAAGATATTCGTAAACTATTTAGAAATAAATTATTCATATATATTATAATATGCCAAAAAATCAAACGGATTATTCACAAACAATTATTTACAAACTTTGCTGTAAAGATACTACTATTTTAGATATATATATTGGTCACACTACAAATTTTACTCAAAGAAAAAATCAACATAAAACATCTTGTTGTAATGAAAATGACAAAAAATATAATCAATATGTATATCAATTTATTAGAGATAATGGAGGGTGGAATAATTGGTCAATGATTCAAATTCAAGAACATAATCTTAAAAATAAAAGAGAAGCAGAATCAACAGAACATTATTGGATAGAACAATTAGGTGCTAAGCTAAATACTAATAAACCTTATGCTAAATGTAAAGAAGAACCAAAAATTTATAAAGAAAATTGGTATGAAGAAAAGAAAGACTATATTCTTGAAAAATCAAAACAAAATTACGAGGAAAATAAGGAACAAAAATTAGAATATCAAAAGAAGTATGCTGAAGAACATGAAGAACAAATATCAGAAAAACAAAAAGATTATAGAGAGAAAAATAAAGAAAAACTGTCAGAACAAAAAAAGATATACAGGTCACAACATAAAGAAGAAGCTTCTCATGCCAATAAAGCTTGGAAAGAAGCTAACAAAGAAAAAATATCCGAACAAAAAAAACTGGTTATTGATTGTGAATGTGGAAATAACTATACATTTGGAAATAAACATAGACATCTTCAATCTAAAACTCATATTGATTATCAAAATCAACTTTGTGGTATTATAAAAGAACAAGAACCCAAAATATCTCAAGAAGAAAAATCAGAAATATTTAAACAAAAACAAAAGGAATATAGAGAGAAAAATTCTGAAAAAATCAAAGATTTTAAAAAAGAATATAACGAATCACATAAAGAACATATTAAAGAACAAACGCAAAAATATTATCAAGAACATAAAGAAGAAATTAAACAAAAAACTAAACATTATGCTGAAGAAAATAAAGAAACAGTTAAGGAATATAAAGATGAATGGTATCAAAAAAATAAAGAAAAAATTTTAGCAAAACAAAAAGAGACATTTACTTGCGAGTGTGGTTCTGAAGTAAGATGTGCTGGCAAAGCAGAACATAACAGAAGTACCAAACATAAAAAATTTATTGAAACATTTAATGATATAACATTTCTTATTTCTTAGCCTTTGGTTTAGTTTCTCTCTTTGTCTTAGATTCAACCTTTACTTTTGGTTCTGCTTTTGCCTTAGTAACCTTTGGCTTTTCGCCCAATAAATTAACTTCATCAATATTAATTTTATCACGTTTATTCTTATTCATGGTAGCAGTTCTACCAAGAAACTGTGGGAATTTTACCATACCTTTCTTATTACATTTAGATGTTGCTTTAATAGTATTTACAGCAACATATGGAGACAATTCGAAATCAAATATAGAATCAAATATGTCACCATCTGAGAGCGAATCTGCTGAATATGAAATATTTTCTAACCTTTTTACGTCTTCTTTTGTTGTTAAAGTATTATTAATATAGTTTTCTTGAACCATTAATGTATGAATATCATGAGACATCCAATAATATCTTATTTTGTCATCAATGCTATTTTCCTGTGAAAATAACTGTCCGGTTGTATCAAATATATTCGCACTCTGAATATTCTTATTTGATTCACCTCGTTTAACACCTAATTGTAATGAGTTCAATATAAATCTAATATCACCATTTGCTTCTTCAAATAATTTATCAACTCCTGATTTACCAATTTTTATTTGTTCAGTTGTTACAACTTTGTAAATTAATCTGTAAATATCATCATAACTTGGTTTGCTTAGTTTAAAATCAACGCAATAATTTAATATTGGTTTTATATTTTGACTATATCTATCATCACAAATACAAATAATCGGAATATGTGTTTCTTTTATACATTCAGTTAGGGTTGAAATAAATCCATAATCACCACCGCTACTATCAATATCACTTACAACTAAGCAGTTATCTTGTCCATTAAATGTTTTTTTTGTTTTAAGCAAAGGTTTTATGGTGTCATTAATTGTTTCTTTATCTCTATCATCATCAATAGATAAATTTATAATATTATAATCATGCTTCTTCAAAATAAGCTCAACAAGAAGCGAT